ATCGGTCAAGGCGGCGGTCTGGGTGTGCCAGCAGGTAGGCACCATCGATAACCAACCACTCGATACTCAGCATCGAGCACAGTGCCCAGATGTCTTCTACCGTCACCCCCGCATGGGCGTCGAGGATCCAGAATGGGGCCTCGCTGTGAGAGATCTCGGTGAGCTTGTCCCGCAGCCGGTTAAGCTGTGGGGTAGCCAGACTCGCCTTGAGTACGCCACGCACAGGAACCCTGGCAACCATTGCCGCCATGCGAGCCTCAATCTGCGCACGCAGCATCTCCGTGGTGACGAACATGACCCGCTTGTTCTGGGTAAGCCACGGGTGAATAGCGGACTGAAGGTTCAGCCAGGTCTTACCTGTGGCTGGTCGACCTACCCAAGAGAGAATGTCGCCAGGCATAATCCCGCCGCACGTGACGTCGATGTAGTCCCACCCCAAGGTGATGCTCTTCTCCGAGCCATTCATCTGGTCATGCTGGTACGTGGCAATGACACGCTGGTGCATTTCACGCGCATCATAGAGGCCGTGGCTAACGGTGTTCTGCCGCATAACCAGCAGGTCGTGGATCGTCTTCTCCAGCAGGTCTGTGCCCTTGGTGTTTGGCAGCTTGAGTCTGTTGCTCATGTTGAGCATGGCCTGGGCTGCACCCTCCTTGATGTAGCGATCCCGGATCAGCCCTGCGTAATAGCTTGGCGGGTCACTCGGCGTGGGGAGCTGGCGAAGACCTGTCTCACGAACAAAGGCCTCGACTGACGGCACTGCGCCATGCTTGCGCACAAACGCCTGCAGGGCTTTCCACGGCCCCTTCTCAGGCTCGTGCAGCACGTCCTCACGAATGCCAAGCTCCATCATCTCAGAGGTGCTTCCGCTCTTGAGCACAGCAGCTATCAGCAGATCCCCGAGGTTGGCCGTGAATGCGCTGACGCCTGGCACTGGAGCCGGTGATGCCCCAGGCACCCTGAACTGTTCACCCGCCGATAATGCAGGGCCACTACGTTGGCCGGCAGCTGCGTTAAGATCAAACGCCGCAACCTGGCCGTTACCGTTCCCGATTTGCATCGTCAGCTCCCCTTTCTCAAGATGGTGTAGTTATTGCACAGGAAACTGTGAATGGCGGGGCCGTACTCACCTTCGAGCCGGTCCAGATTCTCCACGTGCAAGATGCAAGGTTTACCCATCAGGAAGCGGCTGTAAAGCCACTCAAGGATCTGGGGGGCCTCCCACTTGGCAACAGACCCAGCATTGCAGGCCAGCTGGTAAAAGTTGGGCACAGCAATAACGGAGATGTTGCCCGGGTCAACTTCGATAAGCTCATGGGTCATAACGACCCGAGCGTCAACGTAGTTACGGATAAGGGCGCCACACATGGCAGCAATGCTGCTGATGGGGTCCACCTTACCCTCTATGACCAGCCCGGACTTTGCCACAGCCGGGTGGTTGAAATGGGTAAGCCATGCCAGTTCCCCCTGGGTGCACCAGCGGCTTGCGCTTTGGGTGATGAAGTGAATCGGCACCCGCGCTTGCATTGACACGTCAGAGATCGACTGGATTAACCGGCCGTGCTCCTCGGGGTCAAGTATTCCTCTGTCAATTACCATAGCAGGCTCCTATTTCCTATCTGGATGAAGCATACCCTGCACGTTGTCTGGTGTCCGTGATGCTGGTCTCAAAAATCAAATGTCGGTGTTAAGGCCGAGCTGACGCAGACGCTCCAGGAACTGCTCCTGTGTCTCCCCGCTGGTATGCCCCTTCCCGGGGGCTGCAACGCTCTCCTGCGCAGGCGCAGGCGGCACACCGATGGAGAATGAACCCTGTTTCACCGGCTGCGGTGCAGGCTTACCCTTCTTATCTCTGATCCAGTTGGCGATGTCACCGGCGTAATAAGCTATCGATCCTGGATCGGGTATGGCGCTCTTGGGCTTCATCTTGCCCATGTAGGCCTGATGGTACCCGAACCCCGCCCAGTCTTGGCCGATGCGATCAATTGCCTCCAGTGGATCGATGCCAGCCTGCTCCATAACCTTGGAGAACTGCTTCAGCTGGCCAAGCTCCCGCTGGGTATGCGTAGCGACAAACTGCAGCTTGCTGGTGAACGCCCGCAGTCGCTCGGATAGGACGGCTACCGTTGGTTTGCCTGCCTTCTTGGCGCGGCTCTGCCTGAGGAGCACCCCTTCATCGGAGCGCCGGAGTAGTTCAGCCAACGTGCTATCAGTTGGCATCGTGAGTTTGTCTTTCATCGTGATGTCACTCCTGGTCATTACAAGGCCACCGGACAGGATGATGTCTCCTGGGGCAACCCCGCGGTGAATCATGCCCCCAATCACCCGCAGCTGTCGAGGGTTCAAGCCGAGCTTTTTCACACGTGCGAGAATCTGGGCCGCTGGCGGCGCGGCAGGCGGCGCGACCGGCGCTGGCGGCGCGGCTGACCCAGCAGGCGCACTCTCCACCTTGGCCGTGTGAGGTAACGATGGGTTGAACGTGGTGACGTGGGTTGGCTTGGATGGCACGTAGAACACACCGGTATCGTAGATGTAGAAACCGGAGGTCTGCTTTCTGGAGAACTGAGGCTCAACCACAAACCCAGTCTTGTAACCAATAGCAAAAGTTCTCTTGAAAGAAAAAACCCCTGGGGCCGCTGTCGCGTAAGCGTCAGCTATGTTTAAAATCTTTTTTGTTTTATTAGTGTGTAATTCATAGTTCTTATATAGATAGACATCCATGTCTAGGGTACCTGGACATTCCAGGGCCACGGCATCTATTTCTGGCTGCGCAGATTCTTCTTCGTTGAGTTTTTCTTCCACGGCTTTTGGTGCCATGAACACTTTCTTGTCCAGGGTGAGATGCCTGTTCTTCGAGTACATCTTCCCAGTGAACACCTTCTCTTCTTGATCTAGGGCCACCATGTAACCGGCAGAGCAGAGCGCCGCGATATCCCGCGATACTTGACGCTGTGATTTACCGGCTAAGGCTGCGATGGTTTGGTTGGACGCCCAGCAGGTGCCGCTCTTGCCTTTGTTGGCAAAAGACAGGATCCACATGGCCGTTACCTTTTGGGCATCGGTGAGGTCGCGGGCATACATCAACCCATAGGGCATCACCAGCTTTGGTGGCTGCTTCGTTGTTGTCATGGTCTGGTTCTCTTGGTATAGTTCTTTCGTCAAGTCTGGTGTTTGCATTGCAAGGTACTTTATCCCCCGTCTAACAGCGGGGGTTTTTTTATCCGCCGTTTTTCAGATCGGACAGCAGAGCCTGGTAACTCAGTCCAGCCGGAGCATGCAGGTAGTCTGCCCCGTGTTTCATGTGCCAAATCGTTGAGTAGGTGGCGTGGCACTCCATCAGCACCTTCATCTGGCTCTCCAACGCATCAATGAAGGCGTCATTCAGCAGGGCATGCAGCATCGCCCGACACACCTTCCAAGACCACATGGTGACCTCAAGGCTGCAGGCTTTCGGCTTGGCATTGACCTCGCACCAGTTAGGCAACTCGAAGGATACGCCTATGGCGTAGAACCGCTCCTTGCTGTAGTAGTCAACCAGGATTGTCTCCCGGTAGGTGGCAGGCAACTTGCTGCTCATAAGGATTTCAACCTGTGCCGCGATATCCTCCAGCTGCAGGTACACCTCGTGGTAGAACCGATCCTCCTTCATCAGCACCACCATGGCCATCTCACCTACGCCAACCAGGTTGTCGAGGCCTTCCAGCTCTACCCCAGGCAGCGGCTCCGGCCCATAGGAGTAGACGCAGCCAACACGCAGGTCGGCCACTTCAAGCATCGGGATAACCACCCCGGATCCAGCGTCAGCAAAGTCGGTAAAGACCGGAGCTTGCCCCGATCTTATCCGCATCAACTGCTCGGTGTTGGTGCCTTTAGCCGTGATGGTCATGTATTTCATGGGAGGTCATCCAGGTCGTCGCTCAAACCCATAGCCCGCAGCTCACGCTTCATGGCCAGCTCGTCACGCTTCTTCTCTATCTGGGTAACCTTACCACGACCACCGGCCTTGGCTACTGGAACGTCAGGATCCCAGTGGTACCAATCGTAGGTCTCTGTGGTTGTCTTCTGTGGGAATTTCTTCTTGCTGGCCATAGGACCCTCACTTAACCAGGACTACTGCTTTCTCAACGGCACGCACCACAGTAGCCTGTGGCCACGGGCCAGTCGGGTTTCTGCTGACAATGGCGGAGAGTACCCCAGCCTGGTTAACTTTTCCGGGGTACAGCTCACAAATCATATTGATGAAGTGGCTAAGCTCCGCCATATCAGACAGCTCGCGCACGGCGATAATCTGATCAAGGCGACCTTCACGGTAAAGCTCAGGCGGCAGGGTACCCATGTCGTTACAAGTCATCAGGGTTATCACCCGCTTGTCATGCCGCTCCAGCCACCACAGAAATTCCCCGAGCATCCGGCTAGTGGTGTCGTCATGCCCGCGCTGGGTGAACACCTTCTCCACCTCGTCGACCAGCATTACACATGGGGACAGGCTCTCTACCGCGGCAAGGGCTCGACGCAGAGCACCCTCGGCCTCGCCCTGCCATTTTGAAAGCATCTCAGTGATGTTGAGGCGCACCAGCGGGAGATTCAGCATGCCAGCCACGTAATCAGCGGCGCTGGTTTTACCGGTACCAGGCGGCCCTGACAGCAGGGACCCACGGGGGCGCAAGCGGTACATCTTGGGATCAGGGTTGAACCAGGCCTGCAGGAGCCACTGCACCCACTCTGCCAGCTGTTCGTCTGGGCGGTAGGCAATTTGCCGGCGACCCAGCAACGATACACCAGAGGTGGCGCCAACAACCGCAGCACGGATATTCACCAGCACCCCGTGGCTCAGGCCATCACCGTAAAGGTCTGACACCCGGGTCACGGCAGATGCTTGCAGCACAGTCAGGCCACGCAGCGTTGGTAGGGCAGGACGCAGCACGTCAGGGTGGCGAGACAGTTCCAAGGCAAGGTTTTCCAGCAGCTGATTGTCATCCGGCAAGTAGGGCGCAACGTGCATCACGTGGCTACCCTCCACCGGTGTGTCGGTGATCAGCACCATGCAGGAGTTCGCTGCCCGGAGTGACTTGTAGAGGTCAACTGCCACCACAGCAGTCTCAGGGTTGTCCACGATGAAGAGGTGATTCAGCTCACCGCGCACAGTGTTCTGGTCTACCACGGTAGAGAGGAGTGTTGATTTTGGGTACCCGAGGAACCCAGCCATACTCCCCACCAGCTTGGCGGTGTAAATGGCATCGTTGCACGGGACGATGATGATGGGCACTCTGGCGCGTGCCGCTGTTGTAAGGCTCAGCATGGCGTGGTTGTCTCCTTATGTCTGGTATCGGTGAGAATACACCAGTGACCGGATCAATCAAGGTAGACATTACACGGCTGTGACGTGGATCCACAAAAATAAAAAAGGTGACCGGAGCCACCTCTTTTTTATCGCTGCTTATCGCCGGCGCTTATCCGTCTGGCCAATGGCCGCCTCAACCTCAGACAGCCGCTCCTTGATCTTGTCGATCTCGTCCAGCAAGTCCTGCTTACTCGCCACGAGTTCCCCTTTGGTTGCCAGGGTAGGTGCCAGCTCGATGATTTTTTTCTGGTCTTCTTTCAGCTCGGTGAGGGTGTCACCCATGTTCTGAATGGTGACGGCCGCCACAGCCAGGTTGGTTTTACTTTCGCCTGCAGTGGTGACCATCCAGGAACCGACCCCCACTACCATCGCGGTAATGATAACCGCACAGATGCCCATGAACCACGACAACCAGGTGGGCGAGCTGGTCTTCCCTTCGTCTGCCATGAATAGAGCCCTCAATTTAGGATACTTTGGACGGGGCGCACTGGGCTCCTGCAGTGCCGGGCGGGTCGACTCGATCAATCTGAGTTCAACGGGTTTCATTTTAGCCTCCGAGAGCATGCTGCTCAATAGGTTTTAGCCTGCAGGTTCAGTTATCTTGTAGACGCCCATCGGCAAAACTACGTCAATAACAATGTCGCTACCCACAACCCGGCCTGAAACTTTGGCGTTAGCCCGCATGGCGAAACCTGGTGGCAGCGGGATAGCCTTGCCCTCCAACATTTCGTAGCCACCGCCCTCCCCACGCAAATAAATTACTGCGTAATGGGCATCATCAGACTTGCGAACCCGACCGATAAGTACCATCCTCCGCTGGAATGTCGGGTCTGTGGTGCGGACAATCCCACAACCCAACAGGTAGCTGGTGCGAGACCAGTGCGAATCTTCTTCAACGGTCATTTCTGACCAGGTTGGTGTAGCCCCCGATCCCATATAATGGCAGAGATGGTACTTACGCGGTACCAACCCATCATCCACAGCAGCGAAGGCTGCTAGGCATATCGGGTTGGTAGACCCCATGAAGAAGCTGGACACCGCAGAGTTTTCGCACTCAATGTCAGTGCGCTTGAACCGGTTGAACGCAGTGATGCCACCGGTATCGTTCAAGTCGCTGGCCTTCCCGAAGTAAACCACTGGGCGACGGGTTGTGTCTGTGATGAACGCGATAAGCACCTGCTCCTGGGTGCCTGACGTGACAGGGGCAACAAGGTCAACATACCGGTTGTCATTCCACTTCACACCCTCACCATCAGCCAGGTCAACAGGTCTGCTGTTATTGTTGTTGGTGAAGGAGACGCGGGTGGCAAGCAGCTTCTTGTTGGTGTCATCCAACAGCAGGGTAAGGGCAGTAGCCTGGTTGCCATTGGACGCAGGGCATACTGCCACCGGGTAGATGGTGTCGTCAGTGATCGCAAGGTCGTCAACGCCTTTCAGCGTAACCACAGTACCAGTGAGGTTAGACCCGTTCTTTGACTGGTCCCGGAGACCCATAACGCGGTAGGCCCCCGCGTCATCGACCACACTCTGGATCAGATACAAACCAGGCTGGGTAGACAGTAGGTTGCTTTTTGTGAGCAAACCCATCTCAGCAGAACCATAGGTCTTGTAAGGGTTGTTGACCTTGCCGGAGTTGCGATAATCCCCGGTGAACAAGTCGATAGCCCCATTGTACTGACGGGCATAATCAGCGTCGGTGAAGGTGAGGGTAGCAGCGAGTGATAAATCGGCCGTCCGCTGCAGCAACGTTCGCATGTAGGTCAAGCCAGTGTCAGCCCCACCAGACACTGAGTTGTTCTTCAGGGTCGCTGCAACCTTGGTCACCTTGGTGATCAGATTACCAGTGGTGATGTCAAACAGGTTGGTTGACCATTCATCAGCATCAGCAGCGGCGATGACGATACCACCGCCAGCCTCATGGGTCAGAACCTTTTTCGCCTTGTCCGTGTCAGAACCGCCGAAGTCTATAGCCAGCGGCACGTCGTTCCAGACTACGCCGCCCCCACCGGACGCTGCCGGCATTACTTGGATAGCAAAGAAGAAAGCATTCATGGTCAGCTCCTTAGCTGTGGCCTACGGAGCCGCTGACAACCCAGGTGTTGCTACCGATGTAGGTGATTGCCATGACCTGGTTTCTCCCAGCAACCTTGTAAAGCCCAGACCAGGCCGGGTTGCTGGGGTGATCCGGGCCGTACAGCATCATGTCACCGTGGCCTACACCCTTGCTAACCTTTAGCTCCTCGGTGCTGTCAAACAGGCAAAGGTAGAAGGTGTCGCCTTCCTCGTAAACACCGGTCTCGATATACACGGTCATCCCGCCAGCAGGGGCCTTCAAGTAGTGCACCTTATTGGCACCGGTATCGGTCAATGACAGCGTGGCCGCAGGATTCAGGTTTACAGAGACTGCCACCTTACCACCGCCACTGCCGCCGCCACCCTCTACCCAGTCTGACACCGCGCTGGTACCAACAGACAGGTAGGTCTTCTTCGGCGCTGAGGTCTTAATCCAGTGCGTCCCGATCTCTGTCGGGGCTGCTGAAGGAGCCAGATCGCTGATAATAATGTGCTTGCCCATGGTGGACCTCTTATACGGTTACTTTATAGAGGACGGAGCCGTCTGCACCAAGCAGCACGTCATTACCGTCAGTCAGGATAGCGTCGATAACTTGGCCGATATCGGAGAGGGTGCCCCCGCCGCCACCGGTAGCTGAGAACGTCAGTATGCCATCGGCCTCCTCAATGGTCACGTTTGCCCCAGCCTTAATGCCCTTTATCGTCCGCTTGCCTGTGGCAATGTCGAAGGGTTTCATCAACGAGATCATACCGATTGGATCTGCAGGCGTCGGGTCAATGAGTGACTTGATGCCGCTACAGTCTAAATAGAGGGTGTCCTCGTAACCGAATATCTCTGGGGAGCCATCAGCTTGAGGGCCTACCTTGCGGATCTGAATATCAGAACCGTATTTTGCTCGGATTGACCGCAGCCGGAAGCCATACTTATCGCTGCCATTGACACCTACAGGGCGATATCCCAGCAACTCCCACGACTCGTTGAAGCCAGGGATACCAACCGCGTCTTCACCAACAAGCCGCAGCATGTTCAATCCGTTGACGGTCAAGGTAACGGCGTCGCCGCTCGGCGGCACAAAGATGTCCCAGTCAAGACCACGGCGCTGCATCATGCGGAAGCGGAAGTTCAGATCCCCAGGTCTATCGTACAACCAGCCGAACGGCTCGAACCCGGGCTCATATCCAGACTGGGTGTACGGTACGTTCTCCGGCACGACGACCACATCAGCGGTGGCGATCACCTCTTCCCAAACCCCGCCACCGGCGTAGCGGAGGGTGACCGGCACATCAACAAAACCGCCGTTGCCGTCACTGACCCGTTTCTCATGGTCGCAGCGCCAGCCCTGCAGTGGGTTAATCAAGACCCAGGCACCATTAATCTTCCGGCCAAGCCAACCCTTTTTGCCGGCAAACTCTCCGGTACCGGCGTCACCGACAATCACAGAACCGCCATAGTTGAAGGTGGGGTCATTGGCACCCCAGTCTGAAACAGAGGTCTGGGTTACCAAAGACAGGATCAACCAGTTGGCGTCCATTTGTGCTGAGTAAACTTCGCCGGCCTGCCAGTCATAGTGCAACCCGAGATTCGATTCCTGTTTCATAATGAACCCCCGTAATAGATGCCCATATTGTATCCATAGCCGATCCGGTGAACCAGAAAGGTTTTTGGGTTTATGCTGCGCATACCGTTTGCTGGGTCAAGGGCACGAACCTCAATCTCAAGGTTTGGCGTCAGCGTTTTCAAAGTTGGGTCAATGACCCCTGCAGGCATAACCAGTCTCGGGCTGCTCGGATATGGCCGGAGCTTATTGCGAGCCGCCCGCTCGGCATCCTTGGTCAAGGTGAAGCTATTCATCCCTGCCGCGACAATATGCTCAGTCCACGGTCCGTTGGGCAGCTCACGCCATCTGACCACATGCTGGAGGTTTGTCAGTGGGCCGACGTAATTGTTTGGATCGTAGTGGTCCACACCGTTGTCCTCGATCACCACCTTGTCACGAATGCACCATTCCAAGGTCAGGTCATCCTGCTCAGCCACAATCCACCGCTCCCCATCAAAGCTGCCGTTAAGGCGCACGTTTGCCGGGGGGTATGGTAGGTCCCGTCTACCACTCACTGTTACCGTGATCCGGTAGTAGGGGTCGGCTGGCGGCTTTGGCGCAAACAGATCGGTGAACGTGCGCGGGACACCGACCACAGTAACTGCCTGTCCGTCGATATAGCTGCCGTCTGCCACGTAGGCATTCTGATCCAGCAGAAACAACCACGTGCCAGTTTTTATTGGCTGCGGGCTGGTGTCCCAGATACCGCGCTTCAACTTGGCGCCGAACACATCGATCGACTCAACCTGGATGATTTCCCTCTTGTCGTCTTCCAGCACCAGCCCGCCTTTTGGTACCGCACCAACAAGGAATATCATTCCTGGTTTGATTATCTCGGCCAGATACTCCTCGTTTGAGGTGAAGAAGATCTGTCGATCGGTAGCCCCTATATCAAAGGTGGTGTAGAAGGCAGCGTTGAACGATTTCACAGGTGAAAGCTCAACCCTGTCTGATGTGGTTGGGTCGTCATACAGCCCGGTACCGCCCTTGTACCCTGTGTGCATGTCATCAGGGAGCGCCCCGTAAAAAGCAACCAGGCCTTTGCCAGGCTCAAGATACTGGTCGACGTTCCAGGCACTACCGGCCAGCTTAACCAGTAGCCCATACGGTGCCTCCGTGGCTGTGGCTGCAGGGAAGTTCTTTGCAGGAGCCTTGCCGACATCCCACTCAGGAACAGTTGGTGGCGAATACTCGGTGTAGTCAGTCTCAAAGACATCCTGGATACACTCAAGCGTCAACTTGCCATCGGCAAGAGAGGACTCAGCCCGCTTGTTGATCCGCACCGCCATGCTGACGATACCGTTGTCAGGGTCATTGATAAGAGCCACATCACCCGGCATCAGGTCAAACAGAGAGCGGTTGCATTCGATGACGAAAGTCTTCAGCGGTTGAGACATCATCGCCAGGTCGCGCAAGCCCACTCTGTAGGCGTTGTAGTCACAGGATATCCCAGGGTAGTCCATCGTCTGGTTGATCACCCGGCCGAGCTGCTGGATAGATGCCCCGTTTTGCACCACGATAGCGGCGTCCTGGTCAGGCAGCTCTGACGCGCAGGGGTTATACCGGCGGCTGAATTTCACGGTGATCTGGTTAACCAAGGTCTGCCCGTTGCCATCAGAAATCTTCACCACCTTGCTGTTGCTGGGGTTGATAACCGGCAGCGTGGCCCGGTCATAATCGTTACGGATCAGCTTGAACTCGTACTGAGCTGTCACCGGGTGCTGGTAGATGACGCCATCTATCGTCCGCAGGATCTCCGCCACGAAATCCTCAACAGGCATCTCGTCAGACCACACGATAGACAATCCAGATCCCTCTGCGTGAAGCTGCTGGGCCACGGTGAGGAATGACCTGCCGATCATCGCCGGTGAAATACCCAGGCCCCAAACCGTATCGGTGTAGGCCTCCTGGATAATGTGTGCCGGGTTGAGGTCTTTGTACGACCAGTGGCCAGCGGGCCAGGTGGCCAGGTGGTCTTGCCACATGACATTGCCGTCTGACCGGTATTTGGTTCGCATTGCTGTCAGAGTGACAGGCTTCAGGTAGGGGTTATTCGACCAGTAAAAGTCATGGAAGAACACGCCAGCAACCCCGCGATAGGCAGGGAGACGATCAAGGGCGATGCCCTTACGCTCAGCGAGCAGGTACAGTCGCTCCTGGCTCGGGTGCCCGTCCATCAGGTAGACATCACCAGACACCCCACCCTCGCGCTCGACACCGCCGAAGATACCGCCCTTCTGCACGTTGATTTTCCGAATATGCTTAGGCGGGGTGAACCCACGAATCGACTTCATCTCAATGGACAGATAGTGGATCGGGGATTCCTGAGACCGACCAGTCCTGGTGTTTTGCCAGAACGACCAACGAAACTGCCCACGAAACTCCCGCTCGATAGAGCCGCCGCCCAAGTTCTTGTAGGCAGCAATGGACATCGGGCAGCTCGCTCTGATACGGCCGGTACGCACGGTCTCGAACTGGCGGAACGGGATAAACACCCCGTAATCCCTGGACGTGGTAACGATGTCTCGCTTGAGGAGCCCTGTGGACTTGTCCTGAATATAGGCGATGAACGTCGCAGTGGCTTGGTAGAGTGGGTCCCCTGGGTGCCCAGGTCGTGGCGCATCCCCATTGCCGATGTAGGCGTCAAAGTCCCCGACCTTGTTGATAGATACCCCGACGGAGTAGCCTGCAATGGTACCATCCATCTCTCTGCCACCTGAGATGTAGAAGTAGCCTGAGAAGGTGGGGCAGACCCTGCGGTAAATTTCCTGCTTATCCGCCTCCGTCAAGTGCGCAAACTCCGGCAGGTTGGGGAATTTAAAGCCAACACCGAGCACGTCCACTAAGGCCCCGTCGCGCCATACTTCCAGGCATTGATCTTGCTCGCGCAGCAGCACCCTGAAGCTATGCCCGGCGATGTAGAAGGACGCCTCAATAGGCATCCTTTTCTGAATGACGCCGTTGTCGCCGTTCACAGGATTGTCTTTCGGCATCCACCCCTCAAAGGCCGTTATCCGATACTCCCTGAAGAGGCTGAAGTGTATTCTGGGCGCAGAGGTTTGCTGATAGAGCTGATAGGCGTCGTGGACATCTTCCGGGTAGAAGCGAAACTCCTCGTCAATCTCAAACCCGCCGTTGCCGGATTCCAGTCTACGCTCTGGGCGATACTGGGTAATCCCGGTACCAACTGGAATGTCAGCTGCTGGGGTGACTGTCACCGAGGGTGGAGTTTTCCCGTAATAAACCTGCTGGACAATCCCTATCCACGACTTAATCACAGCTCCACCAGACGCCTTGAACACCCAGGTGTCTCCGGGGTTGTCCTCGGCACGCACACGGATGGCAGTGCCGCCATTAGCGAACCGACCATCATCACCGGTTACTGGATAAGGGGTGCTGTTGTTGTACCCCTCAAGAACTGGGACAGGCGGGAGATTCCAAATCATCTTGCCCGTCTCTGCAACAGAGCCGTTGTACGACCAAGCCCGGTTAACCAGGGGAGGTACAACATCATCAGGGGGGCAGAAGTTCCAGATACAGGCATCGCCGACGAATGCCCGAGGGATAACGTCCACTGTGCCGTGGCACAGCTGCAGGTGAATATCAGCGAAATACTTGTACCCTACGACGTAGGATTGATCACCACCGCCACCTTTACTGCTTCCGCCCATTGTGAAGATCCTCTACATAATCGCATGCCAGTTGAGCATAGATGTGATCCAGCTCACGCAGTTCACGCAATGGTACCCCTTCTTTGAAGCGCCGTA